GTGCGGTAGGTGCAGGACTTACTGCTTTTACTACGGGCGTTCCTCTTCCAGAGGTGCAGCGACAACGAGGAGAAGCTAGACTAGGGCTGCAGACATCTAGGGATGAAGCACGGATTAACTCTCTTGTGCGAGGCGCTCAACAGCTTAAACAGATCCGTGATCCTCAACAGAAGATAGCCTTTTTGCAGCAACGAAAGATTGATTTACAACAAGCTGGAATCGGCACACAAGATACAGATGAGGGTATTGCTCTGGCTCAAGCTGGACGATTCGATGAATTAGAGCAAATCACTGATCAAGCTATTGCATTAGGGCAGCAGATTTCAGGCGCTGGAAGGGCATCAGCTAGAGCATTTGCACCACAAACAATAAGGAAAGTAGTTGGCAAGGATGAGAAAGGTGAGGATATATTCGGTCTAGTTAGTCGGCAGATAGTCTTTGATCCAGCTACTCAAACATCTAGAGTTGTTGAAACTCCAATTGAAGGCGAAATAGTGACTTCTACAGGAGAAACAATCACTCAACGAAGATTAGGGGAAATCCAAGCTGCAGGGCTAAAAAAAGAAGCTGAAGAAACAGGTAAAGCATTAGGAGCAGCTAAAACCGCGCCATTAGTTGCTAAAACTAAGTCAACAATAGAAACTGCTGTTAAATTAGCTTCAAAAGAAGCATCAGCTAGAGGTGAGACACTAACAGACTTAACCCGATCTGAAGCTGCATTGCCTGGGCTGAGAGAAGCTGTGGGCCAATTGAAGGAATTAGCTCTAGTAGCTACTAGTACCATTGCAGGAAGAATTTTTGATACTGCAAGTAAAGAACTTGGTTTTGGATCAACAACGGGTGCCGATGCTAGAGCTAAATTTATTGCAGTTGTAAACAACCAAGTTTTACCTTTGTTAAAAGCTACATTCGGCGGTGCTTTTTCGGTAGAGGAGGGAAACTCCTTGAAAGCCACAATGGGTGATCCTGATGCTACTCCAAACCAAAAAATACAACAACTTAATGCTTTTATTGATCAAAAAGTAAGAGATATACAATCAAAACAAAGAGAAGTTGGTCAGGAAGTAACACCAACAGAGGAATTAAGAACAGGGCAGCCTCTATTTAGTTCTGTTCTTAATCGTAATATTACTGAACAGGATATTCAGGATACATTAACTGCTAATCCAGGTACCAACAGAGAGCAACTTCTGCAACAATTAGGTGTTCAATAATGGCCGATCTATTAGCAGAATTACAACAACAGCCCATCGGGGCTCAACCACCTCCTATAGGCATTCAGCCAGTTCCTACAGGCGTTCAACCAGCTCCTCTAGGCGGTCAACCAACACCAACGGGAGGGGTTAACCTATTAGCAGAGTTACAGGCGCAACAAGCTCCAGCAGCACCAGCAGCTCCAACTTTTGATGTTGAGGGTGAACGACAACGGAGATTGCAGGAGTTAGCTCAAGAACCAGGCGTGATAGAATCGACACTTATTGCTGCTGGTCGTGGTCTGACAACAGTTGGACGGGGTGTAGAGCGGTTAACAGGACTTGATATTCCTGGTATTGAACCTGAAGAAAGAATTGAACGAGAAGCTTTTGAAGCTCTACAGGTTGAGCGCCCAGTTGCTGCCTTTGTCGGTGAGATTGCAGGAGAAGCAGCACCATTCTTAATAGGAGGAATCGCCAGTGTTCCAGCTAAAATACTTCCGCGTCTCGCGGCATCGTTCGGTCTTGGTGCCGCTGAGGGAGCCGCAATTGCTGCAGGCCAAGGTGCAACACCAGAACAAATCGCTAGGACGGCAGGTTTGGGAGGCACTTTTGCGAGTGCTGCTGAATTGGCTCTGCCTGTGTTTGGTCGCGTACTTGGTCGCACACTGAGAAAATTAACAGGTAAAAATATTGATGAAGTCGTTGATTCTGCTGGGAATATTAGTGCAGAAGTCAAAAAAGTGCTTGATGGTGCAGGCGTAACAGTTGAGCAATTGCAGGATGAAGCTGTACGGACGATTCGTGAGGCTGCTGATACTCCTGAAGGACTGGCAAGGTTAAAAGCTGGTTTGGAAGCTGGAGAGACACCAGAACTAGCGGCTAGAGCTACTCTATTCGATGATCTCGGTATTCCTACCACTAGGTCGCGTTTAGAGCAAACACCAGAAGCATTCCTTGAAGAGCGCAGATTGGCAAGGCAAGTTGATTCAAAACCCGCTCAAGAACTTAGAGAGAGGCTTGCTGCTGAATCTCAAGGCTTTAAGGATGTATCTGAAAAACTCGCTGATGATCTTGGTTTTGGTAAAGATGCGGGCATTTCAATTAAGGGTGCTATTGATGCTAGGCGTACAGGTGAAAAGGCAAAAGTTACAGCGCTTTATGATGATCTAAAAACAAAAAGCCAAGGTCGAGGGATTCCATTGGCAGGTGATGAAATAACAAACGCTTTGCAAACTGATGATGTTCGCAGCTTGGTGGGTCGATTGTCACAGAATGAAGTGGATGACCTGAACGATAGGCTTATTGAGTTCGGCATTGATACTAATCCTGAGAGGGTGGCTAAATGGGTTGAAACACGTGCAGCTAAAGCAGGTGGTTTGCCTACTAAAACTGATGTTACACCTTTGAACGTTCTTAATTTCAATGAATTCAGAAAGTCGCTTAATTCCATGCTTGGTCCTGATTCATCTAATGAGCTTCGTGGAGTAGCAGGAAGAATTAAAGAAGGTCTGGATGCTGAGATATCAGTTCTTGAAAAGCAATTAAAAACGGGCGAACTTGGTGCTGCTGGACAGATTAGTCTTGATGCTATTGAAGCGGCTAAAAGAGCTACTAATGCATCTCGGTTGTTTAAAGAAGAATTTGGACCGGATAAAATAGTTAGCACTCTGATCAGACCAAAAAAAGGCAGTTTTGATGAACCTCAAATATTGGCTTCTGAAGTTGTTAGAAAAATGCTTTCCCCGAGGGACAAAATAGGCACAGAAGAAGCTATTGAATCGATTACTGCAACGCTTAGAAAATCAGGCGCAAAAGGCAAACAATCATTAGGGGATCTTCAGGCGGCTACTGCCTTAGATCTGATGGAGTTTGCCACCAAAGCCAAGGGCGGAAAGTTGGATGGTGGCGTTATTGAGTGGTCCGGTGTTAATTTTGGTAAACGATTCGATGCGATGGGGAAGCGCAGATTGAGTGCTATTTTCCAAGATAATCCGCAAGCACTTAATATGTTAAAAAAATTAAGGGCAGCTGGAGATTTGAAAACAGAATTTAAGACGGTCGCGAAATCATCTGGCACATCTGATGATTTAATTAACTTCTTTGACAGAGTGCCGTTTATTAAAAACCTATTCTCTGCAGTGGGAGGGGTCGCTGCTGGACCTGGTGGGGTGGTTGCTGGGGAACTTGCACAAAAAGGCGCGCAAGGTATTAAGGCTAGACAAATAAGAAAGGTAGTTAAAAAGCGTCTGGATACTTCACCAGTGTTACGCAAACAGGCACAAACTCACAGGCTCTTATATCCAAATATTTTGGCTGTTTTGGGTATTGAATCAGTCACAACGGAGAAAGAATAATGGCGTCACGTTTTGTATTACCAGTCGCAGATGTAGGAAATGGGATTTCACCTGCAGACGGCGCAAAGCTTGAGTTTTTTATTTCAGGCACTAGTACTCAGAAAGATACTTTTTCGGATAATGCATTAACTATTCCTAATGCTAATCCTGTTATTGCTGATGGTGATGGTGTATTTCCTGATATTTTTCTCAGCCAAGATGTTGATTATAAAGTTACTCTGAAAGATAAAAATGATGTGCAGATAGGATTTAGGGAGGCAGATCCAGTTGTTGGCGGAGTATCTGTTTCAGATTTTGCTAAAACATATCTTGACGATTTAACTGCTTCGGAAACACGTACAACTCTGGATGCAATGGGTAGAGTGGCAAGTGGTGTTACTGATAATCTTGTTACATTAGATTCTAGTGATGATGCAAAAGATTCTGGAGTTTCATTTGAAAGATTAATCCTGTCTGCCAACGCTGGGGGCACCGTTGACGCTATAACAGCTACATTCTCTCCGGCTATAACGGCACTAACAGATCAAAGGCTTGTCAGTGTTCGGGCATCTGGAGCTAATACCACCGGGCCGACATTTTCGCCTAACGGGTTGGCGGCTAAAGATATTGTTAAGAATGGCAATAAAGCATTGGCTGCTAGCGATATTCCAGGCGCAGATTTTGAAATGCTTCTTCTTTTCAATTCGACTAACGACAAGTGGGAGCTTTTAAATCCTTTCGATATTAGTGTATTTGATGCCGATAACTTTATGCAAGTTCAAGATCGAAAACCGTCTGGAACAGACGGAGGAACCTTCACATCTGGATCTTTTGTAACAAGAACATTAGACACTGTTATAACAAATAAAATAACTGGTGCGAGCGTATCATCTAATCAAATTACATTGCCAGCAGGGACTTATTATCTTGAGGCTACAGCTCCGGCCAGACAATGTGACCAACATAAGATTAAAATAAGAAACATAACTGGTGGCGCTGATGCCTTAATAGGATCTTCAGCTCAAGCTGCATCAGCATCAGCGACCCAAACTGATAGTTTCGTATCTGGGCTGGTTACAATACCAGCGAGCAGAGCCTTTGAAGTTCAGCACAGATGCAACACGACAAGAGCTACAGATGGGCTTGGAACCGCCTCTTCGTTCAGTGTTGTCGAGGTTTATACTGATATAAAAATATGGAAGGTAGGATAATGTCATACATTAAAATAGAAAATGGAATTGTTGTTCAGAAACAACCTTATCCTGAAAAAGATTTTATTGAGGCAGGTGATTCTGTTATTTGTGGGATGTTATATGACGGGAATATATTTTCCAACCCGCCCAAACCACCACAAACAAATCAAGATGAAATCGATGGTATTGAAGCAAGAATTACTTATAGAAGAATTAGAGAGGCCATCTTAACGCCAGGAGGAAAGGCGTGGCTTCAGACTGAAGAAAACAAGATTGAATCTATCAGGAATAGACCATAGGAATTTTATAATGGCAAAACATACAAAGAAAGTAGCAGCAGGCGGCAATGGCAAGAAACGTAAACAACGTGTCGCTGCTGGTGGTAATGGTAAGAAGCGCAAACGGACTAAGGTAGCTTAATATGCTTGCAATAACGCTTTGTATTTTTGGTGTCTTATGTCTGACTCAGAAGATTCCTGCGAGGCGCTTTGTTGCTTGTGTTATAGCAGCCACTGAGGCTTTGCATTATGGGTTCTTTAACGATTTAGACGGTCTTATGTATTATGGTTCGGCAGCATTATTTGATTTGCTGGCAATCATTTTAATAGTAAATCTCGCTACCCCTACTGTCCTTGCCAAACAGATGTTATATATTAGCATTGTATCTATAGTATTAAATTATATAGGGTGGACATTATGGCTAACCTATATGCCACCTACACTTTATAACTGGAGTTTTGTTGTTTTAAATCTCTTTACAATAATCTGCCTGATAAAAAGGGAGCCTGGGCATGGACGACACGCTTCAAATAATAACGGCAATTCTATCGTTTTCTGTCATAATTACTTTAGCCGTTAACTACTTACTGGATTATAGACAGTGTCATGACTTTAAAACACGTAATAGCAGAATATGCCCCCACTGTTCTGCAAAGCCCAAAAGCTGCCCTGACTGTCAGCGGCGGGACAATAGCAACGGGTAGCGCTACTTGGCTATCTTGGATACCTCAAGATATCGGGTTTTATGCTTCAGCCGTTGGTATCGTTCTTTCTCTGGTATTTATTTACAACAACATCAGGGGTGGGATTATTAAGCGCCGCCTTGATTTGGAAGAATATCAAGTAGCTAAGCTCCAGAAAGAACAGCTAACCCATGAATTAGATGAAATAAGGAAGAAGAATGAGCCTGGGGAATAAACAAAGACAATTTACAAGAATGGTAGGGCTATTAATCGAATGGGCTTATCAGAACGGCTATGAGTTAACATTTGGTGATGCATACCGTGATCCGCGAGTTTTTGGCCCAGTTGGAGAGAAGAAAGGATATGGGCGCTCCAAATCAAACCATAAAGTTAGACTGGCAGTAGACTTTAATTTATTTAAAGACGGAAGATATTTGACAGCCACAGAAGATCACCGACCATTGGGTGAATACTGGGAATCTATAGGCGGGGCATGGGGTGGCAGATTCAATGACGGGAATCACTATTCACTGGAACATCAAGGTAGACGATAATGTCGAAACTCATAGACATCATTAAATCGGTAGGCGCTGGGATTATTCGTGAAGTAGTCCCAGGCGGCGGCTTATTGCTTGGCGCTATTAATGCCGTCTTGCCAGCAGATAAGAAGTTGCCTGATATGGCAACAGGCCAAGATATTGATTATGTCATTAAAGGGTTGCCTGCTAGTCAACGTTCCGCCATATTAAATAAAGAGTTTGATATTGAGCTGGCGCAGATCAAGGAAGGTAACGCGACCCTAAGAGTAATGCTTGAGCAAGACGCTAAGAACCCTCATTCTACCCGCCCTAAGATCGCCCTAGGGGCTTTTAGGGTTGTAGCCTTCTCATGTATCACAGTTATCTCCGTCTGGTCTTACGGCGTACTTACGGGCGATTCTGTACTAGTTAAAGCTGTTATGGATGGCTGGGCATTTATCTTAGCTGCTATTGCACCGCTTACTGTATTGTTACAGTCTTATTTCGGCGTATTGAAGACAGAGCATAGAAACAGACTTGATGCCGCCAATGGATCTACCACTAGCGGTATAGCTAGCCTTATCTCATCTTTTATCAAGCGTTAATATTTTCGGGCTCCTTATCCCTAGTGTGTTGCTAATTCCCTCCCTACCAGTCATCTCTACATGATTCTTTATTAACGCCTGACATAGCCATTGCTACACGGTCGCACCTTGTTTCTATGTACGGGCCACAAGTCACATAAACTCTAAACCCTGGCGTTGAATATTTTTCATGCATTTCTTGGATCTTCTTCTCAGCAGGGCATTCAAGAACTGTTACCGTTTTATTCTCAAATCCTGATCGTTTCATAATTATCAATGTAAGCTCGAACAATATACCTTCTATCATATTGGCCTCCACATTATTATGGTGAGGTTGTTTATCCCTCTATGCCTCAACCGTGTTTGGTTTGCTCATGGCCATTACCTTCAGCATTATCCCCCACAATCAACAGACAATGGCAAGCTCTGCTCCCAAAATGCTGCCCTTTCATCGGCTTCAATGCTGGCAATATCTTTAATACATGGGTAGCAACAGCTTTCGGTATCTTCGGGCAGCAACTTTCCGCGCACTTCCTCTTTTCGTTCACGCTTATTAAAAACAAATTTCTTGTTGCAGCATGGACAGATTCGTTTCATACCTGCTCCTTATCATTAATCACTTATATAACAGTCGGATAAAAAGACCCTTCGGGCTCCTTATCCTTGGTGTTATGCGCCTAGTATTAAGTAGCTAGACATCAATCCTGCCCCTGCCGCGCTCATTATGTTTAACATTCCTGGCGCTGCGTGCTTTCCACTACCAAGCAATATGCACATCTCCGGCAATATGTAGCCAAATGTGAGAAACCCAGCAATACCTAAAATTTGTAATATCATTTTATTCTCCAATTCTTGATGTATAACAAATCATTCGTAGTGGACTGCTACGCAGCCCCTCAATTCAAACGTTACGCGGCTTGTGATAACACAATTTACAAATATGCCGGAGCCCATCAGCGTTTCTCTTATCTGCATAGAAATATTCTTTGTTAGCAGGATGATTACTCCAACAACGATGGCAAAACTTCATTCCCGATTCGGGCGCAGGTTTTTCAGGACGAATCTCTCGTTCCAACTCTGCATGAACGCGGATTTGCTCTAGCTCATACTGGACCGCATCAAGTTCTTTCCTATGCTGATGCAATCTCTCGGTGACCTTTACGCACTGGCTATCAAGTTTATTTATCGTATCTTGTGCCTTTAGCCGTGTATGTATTTGGAGCAGATTCCCTCTAGAGACAAGACCATTCAGCGTTAGCATTTCGGCTTTGATCTCCTGCTCTCTTTCGTATAAATCGACTTTGTGCTGTTGTTCAATCATCGCCTTTGTCTCCAACGTTATAAATCTAACTCTTTTATTGCTTCGTCAGTCAAACAAATCTCTGCCGACTCATTTTTCCCAATTCCTACGATTGCAGAATGCCACTCTCCATGCCGCTGTGTTTTTATTGAAGCAGGTTGAAAGCCGTTGCGCTTAATAAGCGCTTTTAACAACTCTATATCGCTATAATCATCCAAACCCCTTGGCGAATAACAATCCGGTGAATGGGATGATTGTTTATGCAGTCGGTGGCACAAGTTGCAGCGCCCATCAAGAGTGAATCGAGCTACATTTTTACAGTCTGTACATTTAATCATCGTCCGTTACCTCCAATATTATGATTATAACTTCTCAATAACTTCTTTGTTCCCAGCTAATACTTGTCGTAGGTCGTTAGCGCAATCTCGATAGGCTGCAGCCATGGTGTTTCCGCTCAGGCCCATTAGCCTGGCCGTTTCTCTCCACATTTTTGCCAGCTCTATCATGTCTTCCATAGAACAACCCGGTGAACAGGACGATTTAATAATTGCCACCATCTCTGGTCCAGTGATATTTAATTTCTTTGCCTCTTCAAAAAATTCTTCGCGAGTCATCGCCCGTCACCTCCAACGTTATGTGCCAGCAACTATATTGGCCATCTCAAGCAAAATAACCGCTGTTGCCTGCTCTAACTTGCTCGCAAGACTGGCCATCTTTACGTTTGTTTGTTCTCTGAATAGCATTTGCTCTATATTTTTTGGTGGATAAATCCATTGAAATTCAGCATTTATTTTTACCATTAGCTCTACATCTTTCATAATGACTCCTTCTTATTTATCTTGTCCTGGATAAGATTTCTAATCAGCACAGCAAACGTGTTACCTGTCCTCTTCTTTTCTTCTTCAAGCCATTCCCGCTGATGGGCCGTAATAGTGATAGGTGCTAATGGTTTTACTGTCATATCTGCCTCATTATTAATTAGGGATAACTGAATCGTAACGCATTGTTAATATAAATTCAATAGCTAAATATATTGATTTCATAAGATTTATATATTAATATGAATGCATCACTCGAGAACAGGAATATAGAAATGGACAGTAAATGCAGGATCGACGCAGATCTCAACCAGCACCAAGAAGAGCAGGATCAGGGATTTTGTAAAGTATGCGACACATTGCTAACTGAAGAATCATTCCTAGATTTCAGCATCCCAGTCTGTACTGAATGTGAAGCGGATGGATATTGGACCGGCAATGTCTTTATAGATGCTGGCAATAACGCACATATATTTTAAGGAGCAAGAAATGGGAATTTATAGAAAAAACAAACGCACAAAGGAAAAAGCATTTAATCATTACACGGCCATATTGAATGAGTTGAAATGGCAACAATTCGGACAATTGATTCAAGAATGGAACAGAGGTAGAAAACTCATGCCTGAGTACACTCTTAAATCAGCAGTAGATCGTGTAGAGCGTGAAAACAACATAAAGATATTGCCAGTAGTAATGGAAGACATTAAAGACTTTATAGCGCTGACATTAGCTAAAGGAGAATAAAAAATGAGTAGCTACGAATTTAAAACAATTATCGGTGAGGACTTGGACGTTAAGGTTATTTTCGATTATCAGCCGGCAGAGCCAGCAAGCTATCCGCAAGGTGAAAACGGCTATCCTGGCTGTGATGCTGAAATTCAGAATATGTCTGTAATGGCTGGAAAATTGGAATGGGGCGGCAAAGAAATCACTGATTGTCTCAACAAAGAATGGCTTGACCGAATTGAAATTGAATGCTTTGAACAAATCGAACTATCGTCATATGAGCAAGGAGAATAGAAATGACTAAATTAAATTTGTGGGCTTATAAGTGTGTACTTAATGGATATGATTTTGGTGTGACACAGGCTTCATCAGGAACGGATATGACTCCTAGAGGATGGGTTTTTATTAAAGAACTAGAAGAAGATATTGATAATGAAGATGTAGCTAAAAAAATAGCTGCAGCGGAAAATTCTACAAAAGCAGCAAAGCGTGAACTACTAATGAGAGCGCTTAAAGACCTGGAAGATGAGCTATGAGACATAAAACAGGAGAATTCCTATCTATGCTGGGGTGCTGTCTTATCGCTTCAGTAGGGACAATAGCCTTTTTAATTCTATTTATTGACAGTTTACCGGAGTAAATGAATATGAACGATATAGTAAAAAAAGAAGATATTACTAAAAATGATACATCGGCAATTATTCAGATCATTGACCGGGCTGCAACTGATCCTAATGTTGATATAGATAAAATGGAACGCTTGTTGAATATGCAAGAACGCATCTTCGATAAGAACGCGGAAATGGCTTTTAACACCGCTATGTCTGCAGTACAGAAAGAAATGCCTCGCATCCAGCGTGAGTCTGAAAACAAACAGACTCGTAGTAAGTATGCCAAACTTGAAGCAATCAACAGGGTTTTAGTGCCAATCTATACAGAATATGGGTTTGCTTTGTCATTTGGCACGGGAGATACCCAAACCGAAGGCTGGCAGCGTATTACTTGTATCGCCTCTCATGTGAGCGGATTCAGTAAAGATTTCTTTGTTGATTTGCCGATTGATAATGAAGGGATGCAGGGCAATGCAAACAAAACAAAAATGCACGGCGCTGGTTCCACTATGAGTTATGGTCGCCGTTATTTAACCATCTTAATTTTTAACATTTCCATTGCTGATGAAGACAACGATGGAAACATCTCAGCAACTGGCCTTCTTGACAAGATGTTTTCTCATAACACAGTTTTGCGCGATAACTTGCCAACTATTCTGTGTATCAAAGAAGGCATCAGCTCAGGCGATTTAAGCTCAGCAAAAGAGGCATGGAACGAACTGCCAGAACAAGAGCAAATGGCTTTGTGGGTCGCAACAACTAAAGGCGGCATATTCACTACTGACGAACGCAAAACCATTAAGAGCCAAGAATGGAGTGAAGCATAAACCAATCAATCAAAGAGCTTATGCAAGGCTAGTTATTAAGTAACGCTAGGAGAGAAATGATGATTATTAAAGAAGGAAGGATACATATTGAAGATGGGAAATTCTTCCTATATGGGTTTCATTTTAAAGGCAATAGTAATTTTGATGATATGCGCAAAGACATGATCTCGTACATATATAACATCTTAACAGAGGAGAACTTTGTGCCTATTAACACTGTAAATGTTTCTGATGGGTACCAAGAACCAGGAAAGGAGAATAAATAATGATTGAGAAAACAGGTCAGATAACAATTAATGATGATGAAGTGTTGGTTAGTGACTTTGTATTTCATTATGACGGCTATGGGTCTATGGAATTAATTAAACAGGATTTAAAAGAATATGTTTGCAATCTTATAGATAGTGCTGAAGGTTATGAGGATTTATTCGGAGTTATTAGTCAGGAGAATAAATAATGTGTGAATGGGAATTACAAGAGGAATCGGATCAACAGCGCTTAGATACGCTAGGCGGTACGTTCTGGCTGTCAAATGATATAAAGGATGTATGGACCCTAGTTAAAGTCACAGCAGACGCTGCAGGCCCTAATGAAAGCAAGCCGCTTAGGTTTGCTACAGAGCTACGGGCTAAAGACTGGGTAAAATATCTGCAGGAAAAACAGACTAAAAGCCCAAGAGTAATCAGTTAATTATTTGATTGAATTCTTAATAGAGAAGGAGAGATAGAGATGACACCAAATGACATAGAAATATTAATTCATTGCCATGTATGCCCAGAGCCACATCCGAGAGCAAAGTTCCCAGCAGTTAGTGAAACGCTGAGATCACTAGAGGTTAATGGGCTGATTGAGCAGAGATTAGGTGACGGATATCACACAACAGAAAGAGGAAAAGCTCATATTGAACAACTCTGTTCTACGCCATGGCCAACTCAAGTATGGGTAAATGCTAATGGTGGAATTATCTTAAATTCTGACAAGCCTTTTTAGTAGGGTTTTATTTTTAGCCATAGTTTTATATAATACTTATGCGGCGCAAGGGATTGATCCCCCTTGTTCACGCCTACCCCTTTCGGGCAAGCCGCGTTTCAACCAACTGGAGGGGCACAATTAGAAAGGGAAATCAATGCATTATTACAAATTCAATATTGCAGACTGGAGTTTAGGAACCTCTCACCTTACGTTAGAGGAAGAATCTATTTACTTCAGGCTGATCAATCATTATTACGACACTGAAAGCCCTATCCCCTTGGAAACCCAGTCGGTTTTCCGTAAGTTACGTTTCGGTTCTTGCTCGGATATTGCCTTATCTATTCTTGATGAATTCTTTAAAAAAACCGATAAAGGTTTTGTTCATCTTCGTTGTGAAGAAATGTTGAAAGAATATCGCAAAACTGTATCTAAAAATAAGAAGAACGGGGCTAAAGGCGGCAGACCTAAGAAGGACGCGGCTTTAGAGGAATCCCAAGGTGAACCCAGTGGGTTCCCAGTGGAATCCCAAACGGAACCCAAAGATAACCCTAACCAAGAACCATTAACCATTAACCAAGAACCACTATTAAAAGATAAGGCAAAAGCTAAACGCTTTGTGCCACCCACCCAAGAGGAAGCAGGTTTATATTTCCTTGAGCGTGGCCACCATAGCGCAAGCCAAGAAGCTGAAAAGTTTATTGATTTCTATGAATCGAAAGGCTGGTTAGTTGGCAAGGCAAAAATGAAGGATTGGAAAGCTGCCATTAGAAACTGGATGAAAAATAACTTCGGAGGCGGGAATGCGAAAAGTTCAGGACGTGATCGGACAAGCACTTACAACATCGCAGACACAGACTGGTAGCCAGGAAGTCAAACAAGAAGACAAGCAGATTGTTAACATGGTTTATGCCAGATTAAAAACCGTCTTCGGTAATAAATACAATATCGCTTTCCCTACGGAGAAGGACGAGAGGCTATCAAAGAGGGAGTGGCAGAGGGATATTATCAGTTTCTCCCTAGAAGAGCTTGAGCGAGGTTTCAGGGCGCTTAAATCAAGTGATATTGAATGGCCGGACATTAAATCTTTCCTCTCACTCTGCAAAACCGCAGTTAAAGATCCTTCCCATAAATTATTCGCGTTGCCCAAACCTTGTAATATCAATCGAGAAGAAGGCAAAAAGAGATCAGCAGAATTGATGAAGATGATGAAAGGAGAAGAGGGATGAAAGTGTTAATAGCATGTGAATATAGCGGGAGAGTTCGGGACGCATTTATTAAGCGCGGCCATGATGCTATTAGTTGTGATATATTGCCGTCCGATCAGCTTGGGCCGCATTACCAAGGGAGCGTACTAGATATTTTAAATGATGGCTGGGATTTGATGATCGCTCATCCTCCATGCACAAGGCTCACAAATGCTGGGGTGCGCTGGTTGAAAGCCCCGCCCAAAGGGAAGACGATTTCAGGAATGCAGGCCGAGCTTGAAGAAGCTGCAGCGTTTTACATGGCTTTAAGAGATTCTGATATTCCAAAAAAAGCGATAGAGAATCCTGTTATGCACTGTTACGCCAGAGAAATTATTAATCCCAGCAAAAGACAGATTGTTCAGCCTTGGTGGTTTGGTGAGAAGGCTTTTAAGGCGACAGGGTTTGAACTTATTGGGCTTCCCGATTTAACCCCTACAAACAAGCTTTCTCCACCAAAGAAAGATACAGAAGAGCATAAACAGTGGTCTTGGATTCACAGAATGCCGCCCAGCCCTGACCGATGGAAACTAAGAAGTACAACATTTCAAGGTATAGCAGACGCTATGGCCAACCAATGGGGATAATGAAAGGAGAAGAGACATGAGTGAAAAATTAGATTCTCATCAAGCGTGGACACTAGGTGAAATGCTTTTAGACGATATCGAATATGTCTTCATGAATCTTGACCATGTTGTTCGATTCAGCACTAGGCCAGGGTGGGGCAATCACTATCCTTCAGAGCTGGCAAAGGACAGTGTTAAGGAAGCAGATAAAGCAATACTAAAAGCTATGGGAATTAATAAAAGAGAGAAATAGTGTAAATAAACCTTGAGATAAGTGAAGCAGTGTGAAATAATCAGTCCATAAATTAATTAACGTGTAAGCAATATGACGGCATCTAAGAAAGCAAAAGGAATGGGTATGAAATCTCTGAGAGAGGTATCGATAATTACGGGAGTTTGTGGCCGCACACTGATTAACTGGTATCACAACAAGCCTGATTTATTCCATGCTGTATGCCTTGGATGCTTACAGATTAAAGAATCTAACAATAATAAATAATGTTTTATTACCCGGGGTGACGGGAGAGAAGACATGAGTGAAGTTGAAACTGTAGAAGTAGACGGCCTAGAATGCAGAATCATTAAATTCTACGGAGAGAAAAAGGTATTTTATAAAGTTCTCGGCGAATGGAAACGCAGCACAAAATCAGTCCGTCTTATAGAGGCAGCGTTTAAGGCTAAGAAGCGCGGAAAACTCAAGGCAGCAGCACAGAAAGCTTTGAGTAGAAAGAAATACGAAAGCCGCCAATTAATAGCATGTAAAGGGACTGGGAAAAAAGTACTAGATGCTCTTGCTAAATCCGATAAGCCATTAACAGCTGCAGAGCTTATGTTTAAGACGCAGCGTACAAAAAAGCTATTTATGAAGCGAAGGCGCGTCTTGGTCCTGATGTAATCAGAAGAGCTGAATCTCGGATATGTGAAATTAGCGAGCGGCGATGCATGACCTGGGAGCTGGTAGCATGAACGATACCAAGTGGCAGCTGAAAACTAGAGAAGTCCCAGGATTCCGTAGCAAATTATTGAAGCGCCAGGGTGGCAAATGTGGTTTATGTTATGAGCCTGTAGACCGCGATCAAGCCTCTCTCGACCACGACCACACTACAGGCCAAGTCCGAGCAGTTTTACACGATTACTGCGACACTATTGAAGGGCTTATTAACCATGCGATTCGGAGGACTGGGATAGACCGAATAGTGTTTCTTGAAGCGCTAATCAATTACTGGAAACAAGAACACGACAACATGCCATTGCATCCAAATCACAAAACCAAGAAATCTCGGAAGCGGTATGAAAAGAGAGTCAAACAGGAGCAGGATCATGTCTAGGGAAATTAAGTTCAGAGCTTGGAGCATTGCACGGTTAGAAATGATCGATATTAGCGAAACTACAAATAAGGCAACAATGGTTTGGTGGCCACAGTTAAGAGCTTGCGAATACGATCGCAATGGAAAGCAGATAACTATTCCATTGATGCAATATACCGGCCTAAAGGACAAGAACGGAGTGCCCATCTGTCAGGGTGACATTGTAAAAACAACGGCTTTGTCTAACGATCATCATCAAAGAGGGGCTACCGATGTTCTTATTGTTAAGGAATTTATGGGGAATACCTGTATATGTTTCTCCGGCTGCGACACTGGAATTCCTTTATACCCGTTCAATGTAAGCCATTGTATCGAAGTAATCGGCAACATTTACGAGCATAAACACCTTCTGGAGAACGGTCATGATGAATAAATTCGAGATTTTTGTTATTGGTGCTGCGGTTTTAATAATGTTGTTTTTTGTCGTAGCGTCTATCGTGCTGCCATTTATTAAACTTGAGAAATTCTCGGAGAGTGATGATGAGTGAATGGATCAGCGTTGAGGATCGGATACCTGAGAAGGCTATGCCTTGCATGGTTTATATAGCTGACCGAGGCTCGGTAATGTTAACCAATTTTAACGGTGACTTCGCCCTAGTTCGTGTTGGTTATCCAACTGGGTTCAGCGCACACGGAGTAACCCACTGGATGTCCCTCCCAGAACCACCAAGGAGCAAAGACGATGAGTAATCCCATGACTTACGCTGAAGAACAAGTGTTAAAAGCTTATCGCAAGGATAAGCCTGCAGTCCCTGGCAACTTGCCACAAGGCAAAAAGGCGACAACTAGGATGCTTACGCCGACACCTAAAGAGACTGATGAATATGATCATGCTGTTAGTAAATCTGAGGCGAGAGGGTATGAAAACGATTCAGAGAAATATCTTATAGGTCGGTATGAGCATTTGTATACTGACAAAAGGATTGGATAAAAGTTTATGGGAGGCTGGGTGTCAAGACAGGGGGCAATTACCCTCGCATGGCCAAGCTCAGCGGAGAGGGTAGCTCCTTCTCTCCTCCCACCTAATTATGGCTGCATGGCGCTTGAACTCGCTCGTCCTCGCGTCCTCTGCAGCCACCTTTTTAACATAAGGAGTAACGTATGAGCTGGGCAGAGAGTTTTGCAATAGTGGGATTAGCAGTTGTAGTTTTACTTTTTCAGTTGGTATAAGGAGTATGTATGAGCATTACATTAAAAGTTCTTGTAGCATTATCACCGGCATTGTTTGGACTATTCTTGGTACTGACATTCGGGTAAAGGTTTTGGCTGTTGCGGCGTGGAAGAGGCTGATCCTTAGTAGGTCTAATGACACGCAGGCTGACCGGCTTTTCGCAGCAGCCTTTTTTAATAATAGTCTGTATTGAGTGTATATGTGGTGGTGTTAGTGTTGTTTGGTTGATATGACTTGGCAAGTCGGCTGTGCTATAGCGAATGTCCATGAATGGTAGCCAACAGGATAGACAGCCCCTCCAAACTCGGCCGCACTGGCGCCCCTTCATATACATTCAATACAGATTAAGGAATTAAACTAGAGGAATGAATGATGGCAACTACACCAGAAGAATTTTATAAGCAAATGCATGAATTACATGAAAGGTTTGACGGAGATGAAGAGGTGGCGCATGTAATGATGGATCGCTTGATAGGAGAGGTTCTTGTGGAGCTTGGCTATCAAGAAGGAATAGATGTCTTTCGTAATCAAGCCAAATGGTATGCGTAATAATTAAATCATAGGAATAAGTAATGTCAAAACGACTAGTGGTAAAAACCGGTACTTACATTAAAGACGGGCAGGAGAAGGGAGAATATACACGCTTGGGTGTAATGATGGACGGAGATAACGGCCCTTATCTGCTGCTTGACCCATGTGTGAATTTGGCAGGCTGTTTGACTAAACAAAACATGATGAATCACGGTAAGGGCGGCAAGCCGCGATCTAGCCTAATGGTAAGTGTATTTGAAGAGGATGGACAGCAGCAGCGCCCACAAGCTCCGCAACAAGCAAGACCAGACCCACAAGCACCTCCGGCAGGCGATTTCCCAAACGATCCAATTCCATTTTGAGAGGCTGTTCATTAATAATGAACATTCATTATTAGTGAACGATGATTCATAACGTTTGAATTGAAGGGCTGCGTAGCAGTCCACTACGAATGATTTGTTATATTACTGTTATGGAGGATAGGTAAATGTTAAACGGGTTAAAAGTAAAAATTGGTGAAGTAGTAAGATTTTCGATGTTTGAAAACTGGACATTTAAGAAAGATAGTGAGCATAAAATAACTGATGTAAGCGAAATGGACAAACACGGATGGTTTGATATTAAAGTTGAAGGCTATAGAGGCTGGCATTGCTGCTTGCATTTTAGCCAGATCAAGTAATATAACACCAAGGATAAGGAGCCCGAAGGGTCTTTTTATCCGACTGTTATATAAGTGATTAATGATAAGGAGCAGGTATGAAAATCAATCAAAACCCACAATTTCAACCAATAACCATAACCTTTGAGACAGCGGAAGAAGCCGATCTATTTTGGGGGTTCGTTAGTGGCGGATCGGGCAAATTAAACGCGGATGAAAATGAGCAACTAGACGGGCTGAGAAACGATATTTCAAACTGGTTTAGTAATCAGGCTCAGCTAGGCGGATAGCTATGAGCAGTCAATACCGGATCAGATACGGAGAACATTTTGCCAAGCCAAAGGGCGAGGCTCCTGATTATGCCTTGTGTTGTGCTGAAGTGTGGCGAGACTGCGTGCCTAAGCAGTGTACGAAGGAAAGAGGTCATGGCCCTGATAAGGCGTATTGCAAAAAGTGTGCTAAAGGCTTGGAGGAGGAGTGATGAGTGAATTTGGTCAAAGACAATTAGCTAACCAAGCAATTGATGAATTAATCGAAAGTAACTCTAGGATCTGGTATTTAGAATCAATGCTTGTTGAATGGTATGAACAGCAAGCACATAAAGCTAGGCGAGGAAACGCGCCGGGGCATGGGCACGATGTCACAGGTGTTTGGGGCTCAGATAACGGGATTCTTGCTGGTCAGAAATGTGCTGAGTGCGCCTTGTGGTCCGAGGCAGAGCGATTATATAAGCACGGGTATATGGAGGAGTAATGGAAGGCGACTTTTTCATAATTCGAACTGATGAGCAAAAGGCTAATGCTGCTGCTGCGGTAGCGACAGTAGCTGTATCTGATACAAAGCCTGTCAGCGTCAAAATTCAGCCTTACAGCGAGAAGCGCAGGGCAGCACAGAATCGGCTATCCCATTTATGGTATGGTGAAATCTCTTTGCAGGGCGGCGAGTACACAGCCGATGAGATTCATCAGATCAGCAAACTCCGATACGGCATTCCTATTCTTCGTCAAGATGAAGATTTCGAGGCTTACTGGCAGAAGGTCGCGCCCATGTTCCCAACCTATGAACAGCAGCTTGAAGAGTTAATGCCCAGAACGCCAGTGACCTCGATTATGACCACTAAGCAGATGAGCCAATACTTATCAGATGTGTGCCGGTCTGCGTCGATGAAATACCAGTTAACCGATCCATCATTGTTAGGGCTAGAATTATGAGCGATCCAGTAAACCATCCTAAACATTACACAGAACATCCGAGCGGAGTAGAGTGTATCCAAGTTGCTGAACATATGGGATATTGCTTAGGTAATGCAGTGAAGTATATCTGGCGTTGTGACTTGAAACTGGACGCAGTGGAAGATTTAAAAAAAGCCGTTTGGTACATCGAGCGTGAAATTGCAAAGAGAGAGGCACAGGGGTGAGTAAATATCATGGCGGTGTCAAGAAAGATAAAACCGACACTGCTTTTTCTAACCTAGTGAGATGGCGGGCTAATTGGAAGTGTGAGCGGTGTGGTGAAGATTGGATTCACGACCAAAGCAGGTTGCATTGCTCCCATGTATTCGGCAGGCGGCACAAGTCGGTTAGATGGCATCCAGATAACGCCCATGCTCATTGTTATAAGTGCCACGATGAGTTTACTAAAGAGCCAATGCTACACGCCGAGTGGGTAATGGCGCAGATAGGACAGAGTAAATACGAAGTGCTAAAACTTAGGGCGATGACTCCCTACAAATTCTGCGCTTACGAAAAAGAATTACTACATAAACACTATTTGCAAGAGATAAAACGCATGAGGTCGATTCGCGCTACGGGGTCTAATGAGCGGATCGAGTTTACGGTTACAGACGGATACAGTTGAAACTCAGAGGGCGTTGAGATGCTAGATGAACATAAAGCTAGACACTATGTAAAACTGGCCGAGGGACTAGGGCTAATAGACGATGCTGATAAGCTGTGGGGGTTATACAACTCAGTCATGTGGCATGGCGCCAATCCTTTGAAAGCCCAGCTTGAGTTGGATGGAGTTTATGAGATTATTGATGAATGTATCGAGGCCATTAGAACCCCGCCAACAGAAGAAGAAGTAGCGCGTAAACATCCTGGATTCTGTGAGGGGTGTGATTAATATGCGAGTACATCTTATTATTCCCGATACCCAAGTAAAACCTGATGTTCCATTAGATCATCTGGAATGGATAGGAAGGTACATCGTGGATTACAAACCAGATGTGGTAGTTCACTTAGGTGATCATGCTGATATGCCTAGCTTATCGAAGTACGACGAGGGGAAGCGGTCGTTTGAGGGGAGGCGGTATATCTCTGATATTGACGCGGCCATTAGGGGAATGAAAACCCTATTGGGTCCGATGGAGTGGTTCAACCACAAACAAAGTCAGGTGAAGCACAAACAATATAAACCAGAAATGCACCTTACTATGGGCAACCATGAGGACAGGATCACAAGAGCCATTGAGGATGATGCAAAGCTGGACGGAGTGCTGGGCTTGCACAGCTTAGAATATGAATGGTTCGGTTGGACTGTTCACGACTTCTTGAAAATTGCAAAGATAGACGGCGTTCACTATTCGCATTATTTCTATAACATGAATTCAGGCAGGCCTATCGGCGGGACATGTGATAACAGACTGAGAAATTTAGGCTTCACCTTCACCCAAGGACATGAGCAGGGGAAGAGAATAGGCTCTATTGAGCGTAATAACGGCGATGTGCATAGAGGGTTAGTAGTGGGTGCATGTTATTTGCATGACGAAAAGTATAAGGGACCACAAGGTAATGGGCATTGGCGCGGGATTATAGTGAAGCATGAAGTAGAAAACGGTAACTATGATTTAATGGAGGTTTCGCTTGATTTCTTGTGCCGAAAATATGAGCAGATGCGGCTAAAAGATTTCCTTAGTGAAAAATATCCTGAACTAGATACAGTCCTAAAACTGTAGGGATAGTCAGAGGATATGTGATTCGTAGGTGGTTCACTAAAAGAACTGAGTAATTTACAAAAAAGATTAAAGCTGCTGTATAATAAGTATCTGCTAGTTTAAATATAAGGGGTGATTCCTAATGGCTAAGGCAAAACCAAAGACCAAGAAGGCTAAGGCTGCAAAAGTTAAAAAGGTGCTAGGCGAATTCAAGAGAGGCAAGCTCAAGAGCAGCGCAGGGAAAAAGGTGACTAGCAGGAAACAAGCCCAAGCAATTGCACTCAGCGAAGCTGGGTTAAGCAAGAAGAGGAAGAAGAAATGATCATTGAAGACTGGATTGTATATTGTCCTATATGCGGGAGAGATATAGAGGCCAGCAACAGAGAAGAAGTGAAATTAGGAATGGATGATGCGTATATATTCGTCCATGATGACACTGCTCACGAAGACGTAGACATAGAAACCCTGGCGAATGATATTAATTAAAGGACTGAATGATGATTAAAAAGATTATCGACTGGATCTCTTCACACAGATATATATTCGGGATGAGCCCAAAAGGGTGGAATGACGAAAAAGAGGCTGAGTATCAAGAATGGGCAAGAACCCAAGGCGATATAAGAGGTTGGTACAAATAGTAAATACCCATAAACAAACACTATAGAGTTGATGATATGTCGAAGCCAAAAGTAAAAGCAGGTAGATATCCAAAAAGTCCTAAGCTTAGGGAGCAGATGAAGCGTGACGCTGAAAAGAATGACAAGAAAGCAAAACCTACTTTCTGCACAGCTAAAAACATGAAAGAACTACTAGAGAGTTGATGATGAAAAACAAATATATTCCAGTTAGGAAGCTGACACAAATGACTGAAGAACGATTTAAATATCTAATGAATACTCTACCTTGGAATCTCAGTAAAGAAGACCGAACAGAAGCAACACAGCTTAAAAGGGATGTGCAACCACTCCTTGATATAGAGATGGGCAAACTGCTTGATGAGTATAAAGATTGTGATGGCGTTTTTGATGATTTTAATAACGAGATTAAAACCAAGAGAGAAAAAGCTACGTCTTATCTGAAGGAATCTATACGAGCAGGAGAAAGGATAAAAAACATTTTCAATGGTGGAGACAATGCCCTCAAACAAACACCATAGAGGTGACGAAGATGAAAGAACTTAGATTGGCAGTGCAGGCAGATTTTAGCGACTGTGCTATAGAAGACTCAATAGAGATAATCACCGAAGAGATTGGCAAGATCTCTTACCTGTTAGAGTTATCTGTAAGCGTATTCGATGCTGCTCACGCTGTTAAAATTATGATTGACTATCCATATATCAGATATGTTCATATCACTAAGAGGCTTCATTCTGGACGATACTTCCTAACAGATAACATTAACGGTGTTGAAGTTATTGGAGGTATTGACTGATGACTGAAGAAGAAGCAGTAGAAACACTTAATGAATTAAGCATGTGTGGAGATCCAGAAGCTACTCATGGCGATGCAGATGATGTTCTATTGGATTTATTAACATCATTGGGCTATAAAGGCGTTGTAAAAGCTTGGACTGATTGTAGTCAGAAAGTGGGATTCTGGTATGCCTAGAAAGCTAACAGATAAGCAAGAGGTGAATAATGACTAATAAAACAAGCAAGAAGCAAGAAGATAATGACGGTCCGTATAAGGTTGAGAGCGAACTGGCCAGCAAATTAGATAACCTCATTCATGAGTATGATGGCATTCTTAGTTGCGTGGTAGTTGTTGGCATCCTTGAGATGATCAAAGCAGATATTATCGAAGAGAGATAGCTGATGCCTAGGAAGCTCACTGACAAACAGGAAGCCTATAAAAACAACCGTATCAAAGGTATGGGAGTGTCAGAGTCCTACCAGCAGCCACCTATTTAGGAGATAGAAATGCGTCAAGATCATTTGTTCGATTGCTCTGTAGATCCTGAAGAATGGATATCTGCTCCTGTTGATTTAATGGATCACATCACAGGCTGCCGTATTTATGATACATCATTGACAGAAGAGCAGGTACATAAACTGCACGTTAAAGCAATGCGGGAGTATTTCCTTGAACAAGAAAAGAAAATACAAGGTCTAGGCTCAGGCTGGATTAACGGAGAGAAGATGTAATGTCCAGTCGTAAGTTAACCTCAAAACAAGAAGCCTATAAGAACTATAGAATAATGGGCAAAGGACTAAAAGAGTCTTATTGCGCGTCATATAACGCTAGGAACATGAGTGATAACTCAATAAACAAAGCAGGATACGAGCTAGATAACCACCCAATGATAGCCCCACATATCAAACGAGCCAAAGAAGAGGCCACAGAACGTGCTCTAGTCACTGTTGAGGACGTAGTGAAGGGATTGCTTGCAGAGACTAGTGAAGACGCAGCCGGCAGCACACCAAGCGCGAGAGTAGCGGCCTGGAAACACTTGGCAGAGTTCACGGGCAGCTTTGATGCTAATCGTCAGAAGCTAGACGTTAAGGGCAACATAGTGTTAGCTGACCTATCAGGTGATGAGCTTGATCGAAGGATTGCAGAGCTAGAGAGGAAGGCGGGACAATAGCGAGGTGAAGAAATGAGCAAGGAAAATCTTAATTTACTTATCTCAGAGGTATTTAAAACAATCAGGGATTGTGGTTGCGAGCCTACTTATAACGAACATGGTCCTTTAGTAAATGTTTCAGGTGAATTAAAAACAATAGATACACAAAAGATTTTAAGATTGGCTGCTAGCGATAAGCATAGTGAAATCATGAATTACATTCAGAAGCTATGCACCGTTGGAATCCATTGATTATAAAGCGGGCAAATAGCGAGGTGAAGGAGTGAGCGATTACGGATTCATAAAAAGGCGGTATGAAGGCGAGATGATGACAAGCTTTGTTTGGTGGAATGTTTATAACTCCGATGAATACGCGATTAAATATTTTCATGTTGGTTTATATCTGAAAGGGTTTGCGCATCACCTAGTGCTTAGTGTTAGATTTAGAAGAATTAAAGGAGTGGACAAACCAATACGAATTTTTACGCATTGCAATAAATGGACTGATGAAGATGTCAAGACCGAAGAGCGTTTGGTCAAAGGTGGATGATAAAGCGGGCAAATAATGGGGTGAAGGACAATGAGTGATGATTAGAGCATTAAGACGGCATCATAGAGAAAGATTAAAAATCAAAAGAAATCATTATTGGGGGCGAGATTTGCGTAATGATCCAAAAATCTTGGCAAAAACAGTTAACACTCCAACTCCCTGTTCATGTTGGATGTGCTGCAATCGAAGATCTATTGAAGGTGATACTTTACAAGAATTAGCAGCTAAATGTGATGTGGAAGAATGAATAAAGCTGAAAAGATTGAATACGCTGAGCTGTTAGAAGAGAAGATCAGGCGCGATCAGCTCACCAAACCGTTGCGAGCATATGAAGGCTTGTATGGATGGCAACGCAAATTCAATGGCGCTACGGCAGTACACACGGCTTGTATGCTAATGGCGGCTAACCAAGTAGGTAAGTCTTTAACAGGTTGCGTTATAGATTCATTTCATCTTACTGGTGACTACCCTGAAGACTGGGAAGGTCATAAGTTTGAGAAGCCTCCGATGTGTTGGCTCCTTGGTTATTCAGGTGAGAAGACGCGCGATCTTCTCCAATACAAACTATTTGGACGGTTCACTGGCGGTAAGTTTGAAGGTGGTTTAGTACCTTCTGAGAAGATCCTTGACCATCGAGCCATGACCGGCACGGCTGGCGCAATGCGTGAAGTTCGTGTTAAGCACGTTAACGGTACAGCCATTTGTCAGTTCTGGTCATACAGCCAAGGGCAACACGCATTGATGGGCGATGTTGTTGATTGGTATCACATTGATGAAGAACCCAAAGACCCAGAGATTTATCCACAAGTTATCACCAGGACTCTCAACGGTGATCAGGGTAGAGGTGGTCGAGGTATCCTTACCTTCACTCCTGAAAATGGTAAGACTGAGTTGGTCTGCAAGTTCATGGACGAGCCTATTGATTCTCAGAAGCTACAGACAGCTACATGGGATGATGCGCCTCATTTAAGCAAAGAAGCGAAAGAATCTATTCTGGCTCAGTACCCAGTCTATCAACGTGACATGCGTTCACGCGGCGTTCCATTGATGGGTGCCGGTCTGATCTATGAGCATTCAGAAGATAAGCTAAGATGCGATCCATTTGAAATCCCCTCTCATTGGTATCTTATTAACGGTATGGATTTCGGGTGGGATCACCCACAGGCCCACATACAATTAGCTTGGGACATGGGCGCTGATATATTCTATGTGATCCACGCATACAAAGAGGCAAAGAAACAACCCTTTGAAGCCTGGAATATGGTTAAGTCATGGGCTGAAGATATTCCTACTGCTTGGCCCGCTGATGGATTACAGACTGAGAAGGGCAGCGCCAAGCAGCAGAGAGAGTATTATGAAGAGTCCGGTTGGGAGATGATGGACGAGCATACTACGTGGGAAGAGGGCGGTAATGGAGTCGAAGCTGGGCTCATGCAGCTCAATAATCTGATGAAAACAGGCAGATTTAAGGTTTTCTCGCACTTAACTGAAGTATTTGAAGAGATTAGGCAGTATCATAGGCACAATAAGAAGGGAGCTGATGGCTCGGTGAGAAGTGTTATCGTTAAAACTCTCGATGACCTTCTGGATGCTATCCGTTATGCCTATATGATGCGCCGTCATGCTATACAGAAGAACGACATAGGTCGTGATTGGGGGCAAGAGGATGATGGACATCACTATGAAACTAATGCAATGGGCTATTAATATGAGTGAATCAATTGACACGCCAGTATATACACTGATAAGTGTTACTCCCATAGGAGAGTATTTAGATTGGAGTAAATCAGGATTCAAATTGACTCAATCCAATAAAGCATACGAAGGCTATGCAAGTACGCATCCCGAATTCGATTTGTCAGTTAGAGTGGTGAACGAAAGTTATGGTATTTTCGGTGATTCGATAGGCGAGGTTGTTGATAGTTTTAAAGATACAATGCAAGCCTTGCGCGTAGCTGCTATGCACAAAAGGGCCGAAGGCTGTGACGTTGGAGAAGGAACGCTGATCCTACAATCTAGGCAATTAGTAGAAATAACGCAGCGCGAAGATGGCAAAGTTCGCCTCAGCTGGCGCGGTAAGTTGGATAGGATTCCACCTCAATGCAATGCCATATTGATAAGTTTATCTAATGCAACGAGATATTAACAATGGCAATTAAAGATTTACTTGAATTTGTTGGTAAGCAGAACATCGCTGAAGATATCCCTGAAGATAAGCTTACTTTACTTGGTGAGCGTGTTCGCCGTCAGTTTGATGAAGATTGGGGGTCAATGGATGAATGGATGGATGCTGTTGATAAAGGTGTAAAGCTCATGAAACAAGAGTTCAATACCAAATCAACTCCTTGGGATGGAGCTAGTAACTTTAAGACTCCGCTATTATCTGAGGCTAGTATTGCATTCGGTGATAAGGCATCACTTGAGATACTAAGAGCGCGTAACCTAGTTAAAGCTGATGTCATTGGCAAAGATAAGCAAGGCACAAAGAAAGAGCTTGCTGAAAGAATTACCGAAGCCATGAACTATCAAGTTAATTACCAGATGAAGGAGTGGCGCAAAGATCAGAAGAGAATGCTTTATGTCCTGCCTAACATTGGATGTATGTTTAAGAAGACAGTGTTTGATCCCCTGGAAGGTAAGACGGTATCACACGTAATTCAATATCCTGACTTCGCAATAAATCAAGCAACTACCAGCCTGGAAACTAGCCGATCGTTTACCCAGATCCTTGATATTGATCTGAATGGGATGATTGAACGTCAAAATGCTGGCACATGGTCAGATGTAAATATATATCCTGAAGACTCAGAAGGTGATGAAGGTTCCAACGAGGCAGCGGATACTACTAGTGCAGAAGAAAACCCTGACCGATTCCTAGAGCAGCAATGCTTTGCTGACTTGGATGATGATGGATATGAAGAGCCTTACATTGTAACTATCCATGAACAGACTCAAACTGTCATGCGTGTGGTTGCTCGGTACGACGAGCGTTCATTCATCGTTAAGACACCCGAAGGCCGTGTGATGAACATGGTTGAAGCTATTAAGCGGGAAAGTGTTGAGGTTCTTACACGCCAGGAACAGCTGCCAGAGATCGCGGATATTGACAGACTTGAATTAATACGCATCATCCCTAGTCAGCAGATTACAAAGTACGGGTTTATTCCTTCACCAGACGGCACGTTCTTGGACCTTGGTTACTCGCATCTATTAGGCGCGATAGCTCAAGGCGTAAATACTACAACAAACCAACTTACAGACGCGGGAACTCTCAGGAATGCAGGCGGCGGTCATACAGCAAAAGGTTTCCGCAAAAAAATGGGCCCAATGACTATTAAACCTGGGAAATACATCGCAACAAATATGTCAGCTAAAGATCTACAGACAGGTCTCTTGCCTAATCCTAACCCAGAGCCTAGCCAAGTATTGTTTGCACTGAATGAGAAGCTAGAGCAGCAAGGCCGTACTTTTGCAGCCATTGTCGATACTAGCGGGCAGATATCAGCGGATACAGCGCCAACTACAGCACTTGCTATCATCCAAGAAGCCCTTATCTCAACATCTGCTTTAATGGGCCGCGTTCTTGATGGTATGTCGGATGAGTTTCAGATTTTGTTTGATTTAAACAAGCGTACATTTGATCCTGAGTTGTATAAAATCCTTCTCGATGAAGATGATGCAGACGCATTAACTGATTTTAATAATGAATCATTGGATATTGTGCCAACCGCAAGCCCTGAAATGTCGTCCAAGCTGCAGCGTATTCAGCTATCTACTGTTGAGATGACGCAGATTCCTAATGTAATTCAAGCTGGCGGTAATCCTCTTGCAATCGTGCGCAACTTCTTTGAACGCATTGGTACTGATAACTTGGATGAGATATTCCCAGAGCAGCCAACAGACCAGCAAGCAGAAGAGATAGCTAGATTTACTCAGGCTCAAGAATTGCAGAATCAATTACAACAGCAACAGCTTCAGCTCTCGCAACTACAGACAGAGTTGCTATTGAGAGATCAGGATAGGCTAGACGTAGATACTCAGCGCAAATTAGAAGAAACAATCGGTAAGTTGAAGCAGATGGAGGTAGAGAATGTACTCACGCTAGAAAAAGCAGAGTCAGAAGAAGTTAAGAACAGAATTAATGTTTATACAACCGAAGTTAGAAACACTATAGATATGTTAACTGCGATAGGAGCAGACAATGCTAGAGCAATGGATATTAGAAACCAAAGAACGGCACAGCAAGCGGCCAATCTCCCAGGAAGCGTACAATAAGTGGCGACATTCTGCTGTCACTAAACGCTTATTCGAAGACTTAGAGCTAGCTGTTATTGATAGCTTTCAAGATTACACAACAGAAGAACGCGCAGATGCTGTTGCTATGTGGGCTATGTTTCGTCAAGGTGCCGCCCAAATGGCAGAGGTGGTGCTTGACTGGTCCCCCAAAGGTGTGGAGGGTCCAAACGATGAAGAGTAAACAACTCCCTCGATTATTTGAAGAAGGTTTAAAGCACATAGCAGGGCTTGGCTTTAATCAAGTTTATGAAGACATCCTTGATGAGTACGGGGAAAAGTTGAAGCAAGATTTTATTTCTCAAATGACTAAGAAACTAGAAGTCTATATATCTGTTCATACAGAGCCTGTACTTGAGGATATGGGTTTTACAGTAAAGATTGAACTTGATATCAAGGGAATTGAATTGCCATGAATGATTTTAGTGAGACAAGATATCAATTAGAGTGCAAATTCGAGGATCTTTTAATTGAGATGGGCCGAATCACTACACCTAAAGGGCTTCCTATCAGAGTGGATGACTTACCAATCATAGAAGAATTCAAAAAGATGATTGATGGTATTGAATGGTGTTATTTGGCCGATAGGGTCATGATGATTCCTAATCCCAGCATGGAGGGTCCAAACGATGAAGAATAGTATATTTCCAATTTTTTGCTATGCAAAATCTCACGAAAGCAAACAAGATGCCTGGGATAAATTCAATGAAGAACTTGAATATCTATTAAGTTATATCAATGGTTATAAATATTGGAGGACTATCCCAAGAATAAATGTCGATAAAAACTATGAAGATGATGATGTCACATATTCTGTTAAAGCAAGAGTTTATGCATCATTAGAACCACTCGACGGGCATTCTTCTGTTGAATTAGACAAACCTTTCCCAACAAAACTTGAAAACAAATTAGAAGACATCACAACGCTAGTGGGTTGCAAGTTAGAAAACAGAGGGTCCAAGCGATGAAGAATGAATTAGAAATATTGCACCAATTAGAAAACAAATTCCATGCGAGATATGTGAGTGTTAGCCAGCTCAAAGGCCAAGGCAATAGCGTCAAATGGTTAAAACGCTCATGGCTTGATGTGAAAAAAGAGATCAGGAAACTAGAAGCAGAGCCATCAATATATGTAAAAGAGATGCAGGCCCAGCAAATGATATCTGAAGGATGTAAAAGATTAGATGAGAAAGGAGGCCAGCATGCACATTAAACCATTAGGCTTCTATGTGCTGATTGAAATGGAAATAGTTGAAGAGATTTCAGCAGGCGGTATCATTCTTGATCGTGATCTGGTGAGCAAAGAGCAAGATGCAACAGATACAGGCTATGTTCGCGCTATCGGACCTACTGCTTATTGTGGTTATCCTGGTTGCGATACTGAAGGTAAACTTTTAGTGCCTTATCAAATGTGGGGCTTAGAAGTAGGTCAGAAGATTGAGTATCGGAAGTTCGAAGGCAAGAAGTCCAGTGCCAAAGGATACGAAAATTATCGATATATTCCAGACTCTCATATTATCGGAGTGATTAGCGATGAATAATCAACATAAGAAAATAAAAGGTTATCGAGATCTCACCCAAGAAGAGATTGACTTAATGAACGACGGCAAAGAACTTGCCGAAAAGTGTCGCGAGTTCATTGAAAAGCTGCGAGCCGACCCAGCAACAGACCTGCGCTGGGTAAGTATTGGTGAGACTCATTTGCAACAGGGTTTCATGGCTGCCATCCGAAGTGTGGCAAAACCTACTACATTTTAATATTGGAGTAATCAGCGATGGATCCTAAACTAGTAGAAGAACAGCTTGATGTAGAAGATACAGAGCAAGTTGAGAATAAAGAGCAAGACCAACCTAAAACAGCAGAAGATGTAGCTCGCTCTGGCGGGTGGAAACCTCAAGATGAATGGGAAGGCGACCCGGCAGAATGGCGTAGCGCTGAAGTATTCAATGAGCGAGGCGAATGGATTGACCGTCATAAGAAGCAGCAGAAACAAATTGATGAGATGCAGTCCACATTCAACACACGCATGGATAACGCCAATAAGCTGCATCAACAACAGATTGAGCTACAAAAGGCTGATCTGATCCGTAAGCGTGATGATGCTATTGACTTAGCTGATAAAGGCGCTGCAAACGGCTATCAGGACGATATTGATAAACTCAATACCCAACCCACAGCAGTTGACGGGCAGTTAACACTTGATAGTTGGAATAGTTCTAATCCTTGGATTCTACAGAATAATCCTAAAGCAGCCTACGCCAAACAACAGTTTGGCATGTATCAAGGTCAAGGTATGAGTTCTGATGCGGCATTAAGCAATATGGAGAATGATGTTAATCGTGAGTTTCCAGATATAAACCCTGGACGTGACAGGCAACCAACTTCTGAAGGTGGTAGTCGACCAGGTAATACACGTGGGGCGAGTAAGATGACTTGGTCTGAACTTACTAACGACGAACTGAAATATTATCGAGCCATGCCTGAAGCGTGGAAATCAAAGGCTGAATATTTGCAAGCAGTACAAGATACTAAAGGTGAATCATAATGAACAAACGTAAAAAGCCAGAAACTAAGCCAGGAACTAAGCGCGTGACAGTAAAACGTGGACGCACAGGTGCAGATTTACCCCCAGCTATGCAGATGACCGAGGGCGGTTTAGTTTCTGGGTCACGCGAAGAGGTGGCCCATTCGTCTGGTAAACCTGAGCGGGTATCCATGCATAACATGGTGAAATTGAATATACCTGCCCATTTGATGAAGCCTGGTTATTATCATAGATGGTTCCAAGGTCGTGATGGTCGTATTTCTCATGCTCAAGCTGCATACTATGAGCATGTTACTGATGAACAAGGTAATAACTTAACAGTTCAAAGCGGGCCGTATACAATGTATGCTATGCGATTGCCGCAAAAATATAGAGATGAAGATATTTTGTTGAAAAAGAAAAGAGTTCAGGCTACACTTGAGGCAGAAGCGCAAATTGGCCCCAACGAGTATGCACCTGATCCTGAGACGGGACGTGCAGAAGGTGGGGCAAGCGCGATTAGGCATCACATTAGCGATAGTCCATAAGCCATAACTCATCAAACGGTAGACCGCCGGAGTTGATCGAGAAACGAACAAGGGATTAAACCCTTATCATTTTTCTTTTAATATTAGGAGGTCTACCATGCCCGGTGGATTCAAATTAGCCAATACGGACTCCCAAGGAGACGTAACAGGCAAACAAAAAACATTTGCTGTTCTTGCAGCAACCACAGAAGTAATTGTTCCTGGCGATCTTGTCCGCATTGCAGGTACTGCAAATGCTCAAGGTGTCGCTGATGTATCAATTGCTCCTACTAGTACAGCTTCTACTGGTGTTGTTCAGTCGGTTGACTTGACATTAGCTGGTGAAGCTCTCTCTCAAACACATCACGTATCTGGTACGTTGGGCACCATTAAGGTCAATGTTGATCCTAATGCCCTGTATGAAGTCGATGTTGCAAATGGTCCCTTGTTAATCACTGAAGTTGGTCTAAATGCTCCCGCTGTTGTTACTGAAGCAACGGCATCTGGTAGCTTATTCCCTTCTGTGATGCAGGTTAACCGCACTGGCGCCGCTACTACTGCGACACTCCCCCTACATATCGTGGCTTTGAAAGAAGATGCTGCAGGTGTATTGGGTAATGTCGCAATTGTACGGATTAATGAATCTACTGTAGCGCCTGGCGCGACCGGTATCTAAGGGAGTATAAATTATGGCTTCTGGCACTATTAGTACAGGTTCGGTCCCTAGACTTTTACAGGAAGGGGTCGCGAATGTTTTTGGTAACTCTCTGGATGAACATCCTACTAAGTGGGATAAGATGTTCATGGTGAATCAATCTTCAAAAGCTTTTGAGGTTGATGTTCAGTTAGAGGGTTTTAATCGGGCGTCAAGCAAACCTGAAGGCGATGATATTACTTTTGATTCGCGCCAACAGGGTTTTACGCCTAAATACTTACACTCAACTTTTGCTAAAGGTTACATTGTTACTGAAGAGGCTCTAGATGATGAACTCTATGGTCAACTGAAGGACGGTGCCCGAGCATTAGCACGTGTGATGTCAATCACCAAGGAACTTGAAGGCGCTGCTGTTTATAACAACGGCTTTGATACTGCGGTTACAATGACAGATGGTGACGGCTTACCGCTGTTTTCAACTGCTCATGTGAACGGTCCTTCTGGTGGCACTTTCTCAAACCGGCTGACTGTTGATGCTGATCTAAGTGAGGCAGCTCTTGAAGATCTGCTCATTCAGATTCAGACGATCAATGATGCACGGGGTTTGCCCGCAAATCTTCAGGCTATGATGCTGATTCATGCGCCCGCAAATAGCTTTGAGGCTCAGCGCATTCTAGGCTCAGTGCTGCAGAATGACACAGGTAACAACGCTACCAACGCTATTCGGGATATGAACGCTATTCGGGATGGCAACATCTCCAATCCGTTCTTGACTGATGCAGATGCTTGGTTCTTGACTACTGATGCACCTCACGGTATGAAGTATTACACACGCCGTGCTGTACGTTTTGGTCAAGATAACGCCTTTACTTCTGGTAATGCGCGTTTCAAAGCTGATGAGCGTTATAGCTTCGGCTGGACAGACCCACGTGGTGCCTTTGGCTCAAGTGGTGCTTAAACGATAGACGGAGGGGGCTTAACGGCCCTCTTCTATTCGAACTATAAATTGATTCATATTGGACCCTAAAGGGTTTATAGGAGAATAAAATGGGCGGACCAACTAATTTCCCTCTTGGATTTCAAAACGGAATTTCTCTTCGGGGCGTTCCTGTTGAGATTCCAGTAGCAGGACAAGTATTCTGGGTTGATTCAACTTCTACTGTGGTTAAAGGTGGCGTTGGTAGCTCAAACGGTAATCCAGGAACATATCAAAAACCTTTCGCAACATTAGATTTTGCAATTGGCCAATGTACAGCAAACCGAGGTGATGTTATTTATCTCAAGCCTGGTCACACTGAAACAATTGGTGCTGCGGCTGCTGTTGATCTTGATGTTGCTGGCGTTACTGTTATTGGTCTGGGTACTGGTACTTTGCAGCCCCGATTAGATTACACCGCGACAGCAGGAACTGTTGAAGTGAATGCAGACAATATTAGTATTGTCAATGTTAACTTCCACGCCAATGTTCCAGCCGTTGTGATCGGATTGAGTGTCTTAACATTAGCAACTGATCTCTTAGTAAAAGGTTGTACATTTGATGTTGAGACTACAACCACTGATGAATTCGTTATTTCTATCAATGTAGGTGTCGGCTGTGATCGCATTATCATTGAAGATAATATAATGGATATGGGGTTAGGTGGTGCGGCTCGCGGGATAGCGTATGTTGGTGCCACAGCCGGTGCTACTGTTCGACGCAATCGGATTGTAGGTGATTATTCAGTAGCTTGTATTGGTGGCGATACTACATTATCTACTGAAATTTACATTGAAGATAATATGTTGATCCAAGGTGGTACTGGTGGGCTCAATGCAGTAGCAGTAATTGTAATGCTGACTGGAACCACTGGAGTCGTTAGGAACAATGATATTGTCTGCGATGTTGCAACCTTCGCACTTCAAACGGTCGCTGATACTATGTCATTTATACGAAACCAGAGAACGGATGATATCGGTGAGGCTAAAACCTCTGTTGATATTTCCGCATCTGTTACTGTTTCAGCTGACGCTTAATAAGCAGGGGCTTCGGCCCCTTTTTTAGGAGATTATTATGCGACCAATTGTTAAAACAGTTACTTCAGCAACTCAATCTGACCCTATTGTAGTTAACTGGCGCGGTGGGCAATCAGCCTTCGCGGTGGCTATAGGTGTTGATTTGAATCCTGGGGTGCTTACCTACACTGTAGAGCATACCTTTGATGCCCCTGATGGCTTCACAAGTGCTGCTGATTACAACACTAATGCAACTTGGCGCGCTACCACTGGGTTAACAGCATTGACTGCTACGGATGAGGGGAATATTGCATTCCCTGTACGTGCCATGCGTCTTAATGTTACAGCGTTTACATCCGGTAGCGCTGAAATTACTGTTATTCAGAGCAACTAAGGAGGCTGTTATGGGTGCTATTGGAGGAAGTGGAGTATCAATAGAAGAAGCATTGCCTTTAGATGGAAGTCAGGCAATGACAGGGACGCTGTCGATTGACCAGAATGCTAATGGATCTGCATTAGTCATTGACTCAGAATCTACTACTGTTGATGTTTTTAATATAGATGCTCCTGCTACTACTACTGGTAATGTAATTATTTGCGATAATGCAGATAGTCTCACAACGGGTAAAATCTTAGATCTAAGATCTAATTCGAGTGATACTAGTAACAGATTTTTAGCATTTATAAGGAATACTAATACTGCTGCCACAGGGGCTACATGCTTGGGCATTACTCAGAATGCTACTAGACAAGCTATAGAAATTGGCATGGGGACAGTAGATGCTGGTTACATTGATTTTCGAGGAACTGCTGATGCTGATGCCACTAGTGCTATTAGTACTTTAACAACATCTGGTGCAACCACGCATCATGTTCAGGTAGAGATCAACGGCGTGAAAGCTTGGATAGCTGTTTCAACTACTAATCCATCATAAGAGAATTCAAATGAATGAGTTAACTAATGAAGAATTAGCCGCTTTATTACAGATTGTTAATGCTGTCTCAATTAAAGGCAGTGATGCACGATTAATAGTTGGGATTTTAGACAAATTAGAAAATTCTTTGCAGTCTCCGAATGAAGAGGACGCGAAACATTAACAGCCGCACAAATGGGAGCTTTATGAGATTATTATTGATCTTGTTATTTATTAGCCTCAGCAGTTGTGTTGTTGTAGGAGGTCCAAGCGAAGATCCACCATTGGACAAATATTTTATTGAGGTTAATTACTACCAGGATTTAAAGGCATTAAAGAAAGTGTGTGGGCTAAAGCTTATTGGTTGTGCTGAACCATATGTTAATCCCTGTAAGATTCACCTTTTAAAACAAGATTGGCATGTATACATACTCGAATCACAACACTGTTTTCACGGATTCTGGCACGATTAAATTAATTAAGTAGGGGTAGATTATGAGCAGAATGAGAGAAACACTACAGCAAGAGGCAGGCCACCAATTGCCTCAACAAAGTACTAAATCAAATAACTCTAATAAAAAAGTGCGTAAGAACTCCGGTAAATCTCGGAGATACTAAATGAGACGGAAGAATAGATTTATATCTGGTGATCATAACGCCATCAGCGATATTTCAGGGCAGAAGTTTAAACGCTCTGAGATGTCGTTTAATTGGAAAGGCGAATTAGTCCATACCGCCACTGAGTTTGAACCTAAAGAGGCTCAGATTGATATCAGAGGCCGCAAAGAACAAATTGCTGTGACTGATGGGACCAGAACACAATCAGATGATCCGCCCCTTTTAGATCCACCAATATCAGGTAGTCAATTATTATGACTGATGTGCTAACAGCTACAGCGAGAGATATCGTTAACGGGGCATTAAGGCTTATAGGTGAGATTGATGCTAATCAGTCTGCAGATGCCTCACAGACGCAAGACGGGCTGGAAGCATTGAATTTCTTGGTTAAGAGCTGGCAGGCACAAGGATTGCATCTTTGGACTAAAACAGAAGGTATCTTATTCCTCGACAAAGGAAGGACTAATTATAACTTAGGCCCAACTGGTGACGAAGCTGGCAATGATGATGACTTTGTTAATACCGAGCTTGCTGTTGCTGGTGTCGCCACTGATCGTACACTAACTTTAGACTCCACCACGGGCATGGAAGGCGCTAGTGATATCCTAACGTCTGATCCTTCCGAATCACTGCAGGGATGGACGGCAGTAGGCGGAACAATCGCTATTGTAGCTACTTCCTTTGTAGTTTCTAATGCTGCAGCGGTAGCAGGTGAGGCAGAACGCACAATTACAGGCCTTACTGTAGGTAGAACATACCGTGTAATTTCAGGTTTCACAAAGGGCTTGAGCCCATCTGTTACTTATTCCATTAAGGATGGAGCTACAACATTAGGAACCGAGACATTAACAGCTACAGGCACATCTAAATTCGAGTTTACAGCTACTCAGACCAGCCACACGCTTGAAATCCTCAATGGCGATACAGCAGCGACCAATGAGACAACAACAACTTCTATCGTCATCCTAGACAACACAACAGGTGATTTGATTGGTATTCGACTGGATGATAATACAAGGCAGTGGAGTAAAATTGTTGAAGTCTTAAGCACTACACAGGTGTTTAATGCTGACGGCCTAACAAGTGCAGCGGCTATTAATAACAGCGTGTTTTCTATTCCTGAGTTGATTTCAAGACCTGTCCGTATATTACAATTGAGACGTGACAAGATAGGCACTACTGATGAGATTGAGGCCAATCAATGGTCACGTGAAGAATATTTTGCACAACCTGATAAGACATCAGAAGGCACCATAAACAACTGGTACTATAGTCCACAGCTAACAGATGGACGGCTTTATATCTGGCAAACAGCTAATGATGTTGACCAGGTAGCTAGGTTCACATTTGAACGACCTATTGATATCACTGATGACACTACAGACAAAGCGGATTTCCCGTCCGAGTGGTTCAGAACCTTAAAATATAATCTTGCTGTAGATATTGCCCCTGAATACCGAATACCTCAAGACAGATTAGATAGGCTGACATTTAAAGCCGAACAATTGTTAGAGAATTCTTTAGGGTTTGATTTTGAAGCCGATTCAATGGATATGCAGCCTGATTTGGGGAGAGGTTAAATGCCTCGCGTAGAATTGCCCTTCGCTGATGGCTTCTATGTTAGCCAGAGTACGCCATTAATTGATAAACGGGTTGTGAATTGTTATCCGGTCATTCCGCAAGCTGCTGCTTTAAGCAGTAGAGCATTATTAAGAACGCCTGGCATTACTCAGTTTATTAGTGTGAATGAGCCTAATAGTCGCGGAGTACTTACGTTTAATGATGGTATTCCTTATCGGGTGATAGGCAACTCTTTAATATCTACCACTTCTCTCGGTGTGGTTACGAATCACGGCACTATTACGGGTACATCTGATGTTTCAATATCTACGAATGGCATAAATATAGCCATTCAAGACCCCAATGGAGACAGCTTTTTCTTCACCCCATTAACTAATACTTTAGAGCTGAATAATAACGCTGTCTTTCTGAGTTTCGGCCAAGCTAGAACTGTGACGTTTAAAGATGGATTTTATGTTTACACAACAGACACAATCTTCTTTTCTTCATCGGTTAAAACTACAAATGACGGCAAGGATTTCAATGCGTTAGATTTCGCTGACGCTGAGATAAGTCCTGATAAGCTTATAGCTGGCCATAATAATCACAATCAATTATATATATTGGGTGAAACTACAATAGAGGTCTATCAGACTATTGCAACATCTGGGTTCCCGTTCCAAAGAATTCGAGGTGCTGTTATCCAGAAAGGTTGCGCGGCTCGTTTTTCTGTTGTGGAATTTGATAACAGTTTTCTATTTATTGGCGGGGATGTAGGAGAGCAGCCTGCTATCTGGAAAATAGTCGGATCTAATGCACAGAAAATATCCACTAGTTCTATAGATCAGTTAATGCAGAAGAATACTGAAGCCGAGATAGCAAACGCGAGAGCCTTTACTTATTCACAGAACGGGAATTACTTTGCTGTGTTTACTATCGAAGACAATACATTTGTTTTCGACGCTACGACTTCTGCCTTATCTGGCAAGCCTGAATGGCACGAAAGACAAACAGGCATTACAGATGGGAATGGATTTCAGTCATGGCGTGCGATTCACGGAGTAAAAGCATTTGGAGAAATCCAAGTCGGAGACGATAGGTCTGGAAGAGTTGGGAATCTAGACTTCAGCGTAAATACTGAATACGGCGACAAAGTAGAACGATTCTTTACTACCAAGCCATTTATAGAGCGTGGGAATGATATTTTTACGCATGAAATAGAACTTATAATGCAGACCGGTGTAGGTGATGCGACTACTCCAGACCCACAGATTAGGATGGATTATTCAGATGATGGAGGTAGAACATTCGTTAGTGAAATTAGTAAATCAATGGGTAAAGTTGGACAGTTTAAAACACGTGTTCGGTGGAGTCGCTTAGGTAGTATTCCCAATAATCGAGTATTGCGATTCAAGATGACTGATCCAGTTGAATATAATGTATTTGCTCTGTTTGCTAACGCGGAGGTGACAGAAAGTGGCTGATGTTATACCTCCTAGACGCGACGAACAATTAACAACTGACGGTATACCTACGCTTCGGTTCTCTGAGTATTTAGAGGAGATTGCTCAGAATAACAACGTCACAACCACAATTATCACTAGCACCGTACAAAGCACAGCTTTAGCGCAAATATTCGCATTGGAAAACCGTATAGGCAGCGGTGATGCACTGACATCAGATGAAACAGGTTTTACTGTTGATACAGATAAACTATCAGTAGATATGGACGAGGCATAAAGATGGCAAAGCAAGTAATAAATGTAGGCGCTGCGGCAAATGATAGAACGGGTGATACCTGGCGCGATGCTTTTATTAAAACTAATTCTAATTTTACGGAATTATTTGATTTTGATGCTGCTTTAGGGTTTGTTTTCATTGGAAAAGAATCAGATTTCCCTATTCAAGACGCAACGACTATTACCTTAGCGTCGAATACTGTTCATATCATAACCGCTAGTTTTAGCACAGCTAAGAAATTTACTTGTAATAGCGGCTCAGTATTAACTATGGATAACCAATTCGGCCCTGTATTAACTTATACAGGTACTGGGAATATGTTCACTGGAACTGATGCTTTTTTTACAATTAGAGATATCTTTATTAGTTGTGCAGCAGCACAAGTGTTTGCTTTTACAGATACGGTGCCAGGAACTACTGTTTTTCTAGCAATTAATATATCTATTGTTACATGCAGTAAAGTAGGAACATTTACCAGTGTTCAGGCTCTTGATCTCTCTGGTTCTAATAGTCTTTCAAGTGGCGATGGTATAACAATGGCGGGCACTGGCACACTGCTCATGACTATCAGGCAATTTGCGATAGCTTCTACTTCTGCAACATTCAAAGCTATAGATTTAGGATCTTCAGTAATTCCTAATATTGAAGCATCAAATCTTATTGTGATAGCTCCTGCAGGTGCTTTTGGTATATCAGGTTTAGCGAATAGCGGAAACATCCCTACTGGCTTTCTTGCAATGGTAAGAGATAGCTCTTTCTCAGGAGGGGTGACTGATTTAGAGAATATAACAGTAGATGATATCAGGTGGTCATTCAGAGATAATTCACCAACAGCAGACACTCAACCAGATGCGATGATTTATCAAGATGGGAACGCAACAGCCACAGTAATCGCAGCACCAAGCACAGACGGGACTAATGCCGTTCTTCTTGCTGGTACATGGACAGAGCAAAGAGCATCAATCTTTACAACAACAGCAGCGGGAAGGATTACTTATATAGGGGAAAGAGATTTGACCACTCCTATTGATGTTGTTGCATCAGTTGATCCTGTATCAGATAGCACACTAGCTATCTATATAACAATTAACGGCACACGCGTTCAACCTACGGGGATTCCTGAGTTTGTAAAAGCGGCTGATAACGGGGTCATGAGTACAATATGGCAAGAAAAATTAAGTACAAATGACTTCATTGAAATTTTTATAGAAAATCAAACGTCTGCTGCTAACATTTTAGTGTCTGATGTTGTTTTTAGGGTGAGATAATGGCTACCAATGTATTAGTTAATAGTATTCAAAATACTGCAGTAGATACTATACAGACGTTTTATAGTTCTCCTGGAACACCTGGAATTGGTACTATTATCACAGCATTTACGGCATCCAATAACACGACTAGCAGCAAGACCTATAAGGCGTACATTTTTGATTCATCGGGAACGGTGTTGCAGGCTGTTGTGCCACAAAAAATAGTGGTAAGAGATAGATTTGATTTGGGGCCATCAATTGTAGGCCAGATTATACCGCCTGGTGGCAGCCTCAGAATGGAAAGCAGTGCTGCGTTATCAATTGCATTCAGGGTAACAGGTAATGAATTGTAGACTAAGAAAGGCAGAATCTATAAGCGAGGTTGCTCAAATACTAAAAGACCCTGAGATATTTGAACGCATTGCTGAAGATGGTCAGACATTAGAGGATATGAAGATCCCGCTTGATGAATCTCAATGTTATATGTTGATTGAAGTAGAAGATATGATTATTGGCGTATGGTGTTTATACCCTGCCAATAGTTCTACTTTGAATATTCATTGCAACATATTAAAAGATTACAGACAACACGCAGAAGAGGCGGCAAAATTGATAGTTAAATGGTTTGTTAAAGAATCGCCTAGTCAATACATTAAGCTTAATGCGGAGATACCTATTATCTATCCTGACGTGTATTTCTTCACTAAAAAATTCGGGTTTCTTGATGAGGGTATTAACAGACAATCCATCAGTAAAAATGGTGGTATCATTGATCAGTGGCGGCTTGGATTAACAAGAGATGAAGCTGTGGATTTTTTGGGGGCTAAATAATGATGTGGCACAAATTTAATTCAGCTTATCATGCTGTTAGGGCTGCTTGCTCTGGCAGAACGTGGAAGGGGGTATAACATCGGATTTGTCAAGGATACGTTCTTTGGAGGCGCGGAGAAAAGGGCGGGTGAAAAGCAAGCTGAAGCCGCTAGAGCAAGCGCGAGACTAACAGCGGAACAATTTCAGGAAGTTAAAGGCTTGGCTTTACCTTTTGTTAAACCCGGCGCTCCCGCACTGCGACAACAAGCCTCTCTATCTGGTGCATTAGGGCCAGGAAGGCAAGCTCAAGCTTTCCGGCAGTTCCAGGAAGATCCAGGGACGCAGTTCTTGCGAGAGCAGGGGTTGAGGCTTATTGGATCAGGTGCAGCCGCCACAGGTCAATTAGGCGGCGGTGAGCGTCTACGTGAGTTAACAAGATTTAGTCAAGGTTTAGCATTACAAGACTTAAGTGCTAGGTTTGGTCGTTTAGGTGAAGTTGCCAGAACTGGAATAGCTGGGGTTGGCACTATTGCTGGTGCAGGAGCAGCGGCTGCAGGTATACAATCTCAAGCGTTACAAGCGGCTGGACAGGCACAGGCAGAAGGCATTACAGGACAAGCTGCGGGGATTAGAACGGGTATACAGGGACTAGGCGCGCTCCTTTCTGATGTACGTCTTAAGAAAAATATTGAACGCATAGGAACTCTAGATAGTGGCCTTGGATGGTATAGATGGGAATGGACAGAACAAGGTGCATCTATTGCGGGCGATCAGTCTTGTCAAGGCGTATTAGCGCATGAGGCGCGAGAGGTATTTCCTGATGCTGTTATAGAGATTGATAATTATCTGCGTGTTGATTATGCGAGGATTCACTAATGGCTGATGAATTATTTACTGGCCTGAGAGAAGCAGGCCGTGCGGTAGGTGCAGGACTTACTGCTTTTACTACGGGCGTTCCTCTTCCAGAGGTGCAGCGACAACGAGGAGAAGCTAGACTAGGGCTGCAGACATCTAGGGATGAAGCACGGATTAACTCTCTTGTGCGAGGCGCTCAACAGC